TAGTTATTTGTATTCCTAGTGCTTCAAATGCCCTAACACCTGTTCCTATGCCTGTAGATGCTTCTGAAATGTTTCTTGAAAATCTGGTAAGACCTTTTTCAAGTTCTTCTGCACTAGCACCAGTTTGACTTGCTGCAAATTGTAATGTTTGGATTTGGTTTACTGTTAGACCTAATCTGCTAGATGCCTTTGCAAGATTATCTATTTGTGTTGCAAATTGCTTTAGCGCAACTGTAGCACCTAAACCTATTAAAGCAGTTCTGATATTAGTAACTGATCTTCCAATTCTCCCTAATCCATTCCTAACACTAGCAAATGCTTGTCTTGTTTTGTCTACTGCTGATAGGGTAACTTTAAGATTTTGATCTGCCATCTTCTACCACCTTAAAATATGCATACCATTCATTTATATCAGATAAAGTTAAATGTTCAACTTCATCAACTGTCTTGTGCAAGCGATCTGCCAAAGCTAACAAATTAAACCTTAACAAATCGCTCTTTAGTTTTTTTCTTGTTCCTCTACAGAAACAGTTTCGCCAAACATTTTTGCAGATAGTTCTGCAATTATACTGACTTTTTCACTCATTAAAAATGGTTTATCTTCTAATGTAAATGCCTTATTCCCATCTTTGGTTTCAGCTTTCATTATTATAAGATCAACCATACCATCTACAGTCATATCATTTAGAAAGTTTTTATGCTTTCTCTGCAACTTATTGATATCTCCTGCAGTAACTGCACTTGCATATAAAATTAATGGAGTGTTATCTTCTCCCCATTCTGGAACTTCAATAGTTCTTTTTTGCTTTATACGTCTAGCTGCTATCTGTTCACCTAATGACATTAATCACCTTTAAACAGTTGCAGCAGTAAGCGCGCCTGTACCTTGAAGAGTGAAAGATGCTTCAACCATACCATCAAATGATGATGTGATTGTTCTACCTGTCACAATCGCAGTTCCAGAATAATAAGTGTCTCCACTTGTGTCACCCTCTGGATAAACTGCTAAAGTTACTGAAGAACCAACTGCAAATGATACTTGACCATTTGTATCTGTTTCATCCCAGAATACATCTACAGAACCACTAAATGTTTTTAATCCTGTAAGATATGTTCTTGAAGTGTCACCCATTGTTGTATCTTCAATGGTGTCAGCACTTTCTTCTAAACTAAAAGAACGAATTTCAGCGATGTCATTAGCACCACTTTTAACTGTTCCCTCTGATCCTGCGTGTGTTGCCATTTTTATCTCCTTTTAAGCTGCAGTTTCTACGTCATTTTCTAAGGTTCTATAAATCACCTCAACTGTAAACCGACCAATGGCAATAGGTTGTTCACCCTCACCACTAAAATCGGCTTCAAAAGATGTCACTTGTGTATCTTTCGCAAGACCACTAAAAGTAACATCTGATGCAATAGCTTCTTCAACTTCTACTGCAATAGTGTCAAGTGTATTATCATAGTCGCTTGTTGCTTTTACATATGCTTCTACACCAATTTCTAAAACCCTATTTATCGATCTAGGTCTTTTTAATGTGTCAAAAGTTGTAGCTTCTGATTTACTAAAGACACATAATCCCGGTATTTTATTACTTTCTAATGGATATATTCTTGATCTAAAAACATTTGACCCAGTAGTTGTTAACCCAGTTAAAGCAGTAATTACAGCATCTCTTATTTGTTTTCTAACGTGTGCCATTAATTCTTCTCTAATACTAAGGTTGTCATTCCTGTTCCATCATCTTGAACAATCCTAATTGTATATGCCACTCCTAAAATTGTTATTGCATCACCCTCAGTAGCGCTAGATACATCGCTAGTTCTACATAAAAATCTAGGTTGCTGAATTGCCACTCCAACAGTACCACCTGCATCCACCTCTATAAATTCGTTATCAAATATCCCACTAATATTAACAGCACCACCACCTTGAACAGTATAACTTGCAGTAGTTCCAAAATCATCTACATCTAAGAATATTAATCGATCTGCTGCACTTTCAACTGCCATTACTCATCCTCTGGTGTTTCTAATGCCTTAACTGCTCTGTTAATAATACTTTTCTTTTTCTTTTTCTCTTTTAATTCTTCTGCCATACCTCTGGCAATTAGCTTTTCTGCAATACGTTCATCTAAATCATACTCTTCACCTTTGAACATATTACCATTAATTCCTGTGTAACATTTATCTAAAATTTTAACTTTCATAATACCTCACAATATATAATGGGAGTGATCCTAAGACCACCCCCTAATATTAATGCTAATTAAGCAGTTGATATTTCATCTGTTTTAGCAAATGAGATTGCATTTCTTAATGCAACGTCAACTTCTTGCATAACACTTATCTGAACATCACCAGATTTTGAACCAGAATATGGATCAACTATGATTGATGGCGCACCGAATAATCCCACCATTAACTGTGAGAAGTCACCAAATATCATTGCTGATGCATCTGATCCACCATCACCCGGGTCTAGGTCTGATGGTACGTTATTAGTGAACTCTGCCTTGTAACCATAAATGGCATTCCAAGGGTCATTCAATAACATTACACTATCAGTTGATCCAACCTTTACAGTATTAGCCATCTTTGCTTTTACTTTAGGGTTAGTTAAGAAACCTAATGTTGCTGCATTTACAACTCCATTATCTTCCTCAACTAGCTTAACTAGATCAGTAATATCTGCCCAAGTTAATGCTGCTACATCTGTACCTGCAGAAATGTCTAAGTTATTAACACTTCCATCATTTAGGATACCTGTAGGTTGCCCAGAAGAACCAGAACCATTTATTGCATAATATTCAATCTTATCAGCAATTGATCTTAATAGGTCATCTTGAACAATCTGCTCGATTGCAGGAACACTTTCTAACATTAACAATCTTGACATAGTTGCGAATGCACCTAATGTTCTAGGCTGTAATGTTACACCTGCATCTGTTGGACTTTGATCTGAAACATCACCTGCTTCTTCAACAAATCCTGCTGCTGCACCAGTAGCAATCTTAGGCATTCTAATTCTATTTGTTAGACCACCCATATAAGTAACACCTAAGTTAGCCATTACTTGCTTTGCTCTTAATGCTTCGATGAACAAGTCACCTCTTTGGATTGTTGGAACAAACTGATCTGTTACATTTTCAGAACCAATCGCACCAGTTGCTGCAGTTGTCATAACACCAGATCGCCAAGCAAAGTCTGGAACATACATTCCTTGAGACTGCTTGCCAGTTCTCTTAGTTATTTCTTCTGAAAGTTCCCTCTCATAACCTGCATCTTTCCAGTCACCAGTTACTTGCGCTTGTATCATTCTTCCTAAAGAATATGTTCTTTTTTCTTTAGCAGACTGCTCAATTACAGTTACTGGAGTGTCAAGTGGCTTATCGTTTCCAATAACATCTAAAAGCTCACCTCTGAACTCTGAAATGTCAATTCCACGACTTAAAGCATCTTCACCTAAATCGGCTTTATTATGCTTTCTTGCTAAAGTCATTATTTCTTTAGCATTTTTTGATGCTGATTTGGCTGCTTCTGCCCTTACTGCATCAAGATCGATTTTTTCAGACATATCTTTCTCCTTTATCTGAATGGTTGATTTTAATGTTTCGGAACTAGAACGACCAACACCAACAAGACTTGACTGATCTGCAGGGATTGACACTATACTAATTTCCATTGGAGTAGTAGCGACACGATAATAATCTTCTGGATCATCTTCACGTTCTACTTTTTTGTCAACACGATAGCCAACACTAATGTTTTGCCTAATCCCATCAACAACATCATTGAACACTTCAGAAGCCTGTTCACCTTTTCCAAAGCGAACAGATGCTCTTAATCTTCGAGCATTTTCATCAAGTTCAACTGATTCGACAACTCCAATCTGCTTTTCCATATCGTGATCTAATAATAGTGGCGCACGACCAGAGTTTAAAAATTCTAGGTTCATATTCTCTTTAGTATGATCCATTACTTCCATTCCAAACTGTCTTTTTACAGGTTCTTCGCTTGAAACACCTACCCTAACAGTTCTATTTTCTTCATCAATAGTCTTATCATCAAGATCAATCGCCCTATAATCTAAAGAAATAGGCTCTTTTCTTTCATCTTCCATTTCCATCTTTTCTTCTTCTTGATCCATTTTGTCTTCAGTCATTTCTTCTGACATTTCTTCAGATGGTGTTTCTTTATGTTTAGCAAATACAACTGTTACTGTATCCTCAGTTTCATCCACTTCAACAACATGACGATTTTCCATATCAGCACCTCTTTCATTTTCTTTTAGGAATGTAACATAATTTTCACTAATTGTTAAGTTAGCTTCTTTTCTTTCATCTTCAGTTTTCATTGGGTGACCCTCTGGTAATAAATCAGTATCATGTTTCCCACTTCTATATTTACCATTTCTAACTGCAAATAAAAAAGAATTAACCCTTGCCATTGCCCATTGCTCTTCAGAACTTACAGATGGTCTTACAGATTGTGGATTAGTATTATATGCACCTACACCTCTTTTATAAACTTTAGCTAACATTCCTAAAGTCACTCTTTTAGATGCAGTATCACCATATTCTTCATTATGTTCTTCAACTTTATTCTCTAAAGCAGTAATTGTTTTATCTGGAAATTCATCCTCTATTGCTCTAGTAGCTTCTTCATCTATCTTATCTAGTTGTCTATCTTTATTTCTTGCCCAACT